TTATCACTATTAAATACCTGTGGGCGGGGCCCACCCGGGATTTATATATTATATACATGCGGGCGGGGCCCACCAGGACTTCTCCCCCCCCCATAGAGGTCCCAATGGGTTTCCAAATTACTTTTATTTAATAGAGGAGGGAGGGGGTAAATCAGTTAAAGGGGTCCCAGTCATACCCTTTAGTCTAAGATTTACATAGTCATAGCTAGTAATTTCATTTTGGGTTCTAAATTACCTATGGATTTATACCCCCGGGGGTGTTAAAAACAATTTAGGTACCATAATTAACATTATGCTTGATAAAGATATTTTAAAAAAAATTAATAACATTACTGATCCTAGTGTAAGAAAAAATTGGAAATTAGATTTTTTAACTAAAATTCATAAAGTAAAAAATAGAGAAATACGTTCTGATTTTTTAACATTCGTAAAATACATTTGGCCAGATTTTATTGAAGGCTCTCATCATAAAACTATTGCAGATAAATTTAATAGATTGAGATCTGGAGAACTTACAAGGTTAATTATTAATATGCCACCAAGGCATACTAAATCAGAGTTTGCTTCTTACTTTTTACCTGCTTGGATGATTGGTAATGATCCTAAATTAAAAATTATTCAAGCGACTCACACAGCAGAACTTGCAGTTCGTTTCGGTCGTAAAACAAAAAACTTAATTGACTCAGCTGAATACAGAGAAATATTTAATACAAGATTACAAGAAGATTCAAAAGCAGCTGGACGTTGGGAAACTAATAAAGGCGGTGAATACTTTGCTGTAGGGGTCCAAGGTGCTGTGACCGGTAGGGGTGCTGATTTATTAATCATCGACGATCCACATTCAGAGCAAGATGCTAATTCTCAAACAGCTTTTGATAAAGCATATGAGTGGTATACATCAGGACCACGTCAGCGTTTGCAGCCTGGTGGAAGAATCGTTTTAGTTATGACTAGATGGTCAACAAAAGATTTAACTGCACAATTACTCAAGGCTCAAGGAGCAGAAGACAAAGCTGATAAATGGGAGCTCGTTGAGTTTCCAGCTATTATGCCAAGTGGTAAACCTTGTTGGCCACAATATTGGAAGTTAGAAGATTTGCTTGCGGTCAAAGCTTCAGCGGGTGTTTCTAAATGGAATGCACAGTACATGCAAAATCCAACTTCAGAAGAAGGAGCTATTATTAAACGTGAGTGGTGGAAAGATTGGGATGAAGATTATGTACCACCCATTGAGCATGTTATTCAATCTTATGATACTGCATTCTTAAAAAAAGAAACTGCGGATTATTCTGCAATTACAACTTGGGGCGTCTTCCATCCAAATCAGGACTCTGGTCCAAATTTAATATTGCTAGATGCAATTAAAAAACGAGTAGAGTTCCCTGAACTAAGGCGCTTGGCTCACGAACAATATATGTATTGGAAACCTGAAACTGTTTTAGTTGAAGCTAAAGCATCAGGACTTCCATTAACTTATGAACTTAGAAAAATGGGTATACCCGTTATAAATTACACCCCTTCAAAAGGTAATGATAAACATAGTAGAGTTAACTCAGTTGCACCATTATTTGAAGCAGGTCAAATATGGGCACCTAAAAGTAAGGAGTTTGCACAAGAAGTTATTGAAGAATGTGCTGCATTTCCACATGGAGATAATGACGATTTAGTGGATTCTATGACACAAGCTTTAATGAGATTTAGACAAGGTGGATTGATTTCTCACCCAGAAGATTATAGAGATGAACCATTACCAAGAGTAAATAAGGTTTATTATTAAAATGATTGAGAAAAAAATTAACTATACCGATAAAAATTTTTCAAAACATTTGAAAGGCTTAGGTCTTTCTGAAGAAGATATTAAATATATTTTAGGAGAAACCACAAGAAAAAAATTTGAAGGTGGTGGAGATGGCGGCGGTGACGGCGGCGGAGGAGGAGATGGCGGCGGTGACGGCGGAGATGGAGGTGATAGTGGTGGAGATTCAGGAGATAGTGGAGATTCAGGAGATGGAGAAGGATCAAGTAATGGATCAGGTGGTGGTGTAGGTGGAGATGATGGAGCAGGAGCATCTAATGCAGGAGATGCTGGAGTAGGAACAGGAGATTCAGCAGGAGTTGGAGGATCAGGAGATAGTACATCTGGAGAAGGTGTTGGATCAGGTCCAGGTGGGGAAGAAGGAACAGGTGGAGTTAGTGCAGCCAATGCTGCAACTGAAGGAACAGGTGTTGTAAGTGCAGTTACTAATGCAGTTACTCAAGCAGTTCAAAACGCAATAAACAATCCAGTATCAACAGTAGTTGGAATGGCTCTTGGGCCAGTTGCAGGTTTAGCTGCAAGAGCAGTTGCTTCAGCAGTAGATGCTGCTAATAGAGGTGTGACAGGACCAGATGATGCATCACAAGCTCAAACTTCAGTTCAAAGTGGTCCATCACAAAGTCCATCAGGAGGTGGTGGAATAAGTACATTACCACAATATGCTCCACTCATTAATCCATATACTGGTGATAATTTAGTAGATGCTCTTGTTGCAAGATATAGAGCTAATCTTCCATATTCTTCTTTTGGAATATAATGAAAAAATTAACAATAACTATACCACCTAAATCAGGTCCTACCCCACAGGGCTTGAATATTACATATAATAAGGTTAAGATAGTAAACTCGGAGAAATTAAATGGCAAATATAGAAAAATCACTTCCAAACGAAGTTACAAATAAAATCGAAATAGAAGGCCCAGAAGTTGCAACTGAAGAAGCTGTAGAACTTCAAGAATCTATTCCTGATGTTGGAAACACAGAAATTACTCCAACAGAAGATGGTGGTGTTGAAATTAATTTTGAACCCGGAGCTTTTAATCAAGGTGAGAGTGTAAACCATTTTGATAATCTAGCAGAGCTATTACCAGAAAATATTTTAGGACCTTTAGGTTCAGAACTTTATCAAAATTTTCAAGAGTATAAAAGTTCAAGACAAGATTGGGAACAAGCTTACACACAAGGTTTAGATCTACTTGGATTTAAATATGAACAAAGAACAGAACCATTTCAAGGAGCATCAAGTGCAACACATCCAGTTTTAGCTGAAGCTGTAACTCAGTTTCAAGCTTTAGCTTATAAAGAATTATTACCAGCAGATGGACCAGTTAGAACTCAAATTATTGGAAACTCTTCTAGAGAAAAAGAAGACCAAGCTATTCGTGTTAAAGATTTTATGAATTATCAAATTATGGATGTCATGAAAGAATATGAACCAGAATTTGATCAAATGTTATTTTACTTACCATTATCAGGATCTACATTTAAAAAAGTTTACTACGATGATTTACTTGGAAGAGCTGTTTCTAAATTTGTACCAGCAGAAGATTTAGTTGTTCCATATTCAGCAACATCATTAGATGACGCTGAAGCAATTATGCATGTTTTAAAAATTTCTGGAAATGAATTAAGAAAACAACAAGTTGCAGGTTTCTATAGAGATTTAGATTTATTACCAAGTGATGATTCTGTTACAGAAGCAGATGATGTAAAATCAAAAGAGAGAGAATTAGAAGGAGTTACAAAATCAGGTTACGAAGATATCTTTACATTAATAGAGTGTCATGTAAACTTAGATCTCGAGGGCTTTGAAGATCGTGATCCCAATGGGGAAATGACTGGAATTAAACTTCCTTACATCGTGACGATAGAAGAAGGCTCTCGTGAAATTTTATCTATTCGTAGAAATTACGAAATAGGTGATCCTAAAAAAAATAAAATTCAATATTTTGTTCATTTTAAATTTTTACCAGGACTTGGATTCTATGGTTTTGGTTTAATTCATATGATTGGTGGTTTATCTAGAACTGCTACACAAGCATTAAGACAGTTATTAGACGCAGGAACTTTATCTAATTTACCAGCAGGATTTAAAATGCGTGGTATTAGAATTAGAGATGATGCTCAATCTATTCAACCTGGAGAATGGAGAGATGTAGATGCCCCTGGAGGAAATATCAAAGATTCATTTATGACTTTGCCTTATAAAGAACCTTCACAAACTTTATTAGCATTAATGGGGGTCGTGGTTCAAGCAGGTCAGCGATTTGCTTCAATTGCTGACATACAAGTAGGGGATGGGAATCAGCAAGCAGCAGTGGGCACGACCGTGGCTTTGCTGGAAAGAGGCAGCAGAACAATGTCTGCTATACATAAAAGATTATATGCTTCTTTAAAATTAGAATTCAAATTATTATCAAGAGTATTTAAATTATATTTACCTGAAGAATATCCATACGATGTTGTGGGTGGAGAAAAAAATATTAAGCAAGCGGATTTTGATGATAGAATAGATATCGTTCCAGTTGCTGATCCAAATATATTTTCACAATCACAAAGAATTAGTTTAGCACAAACTGAATTACAACTTGCTCAATCTAATCCACAAATTCATAACCTGTATGAAATCTACAGAAAAATGTATGAAGCATTAGGAGTAAAAGATATTGATAAAATTTTAATACAACCTGCAAAACCAATGCCAAAAGATCCAGCGTTGGAACACATTGATGCTTTAGGTGGACAACCATTCCAAGCATTTAGAGGACAAGATCATAGAGCACACGTTACTGCACATTTAAATTTTATGTCTACTAACATTGCAAAAAATAATCCGATGATAATGGGATCATTAGAGAAAAATATTTTTGAACATATTTCTTTAATGGCTTTAGAACAAGTTGAGTTAGAATTTGCACAAGAGTTACAACAGATACAAATGTTATCTCAAAATCCACAAGCTTTACAAGATCCAGCAGTTCAAGCACAGGTTCAAGAATTCCAAATGAAATTGGAATCAAGAAAAGCAATCTTAATTGCTGAGATGATGGATGAGTTTATGAAGGAAGAAAGAAAAATTACATCTCAATTTGATAATGATCCTATTGCTGCATTAAAAGCTAGAGAGTTAGACTTACAAGCTCAAGAAAATGCTAGAAAAAAACAAGAAGGTCAGGAGAGAATCAATTTAGATAAGATGAGAGCTATGATGAATCAGATGAATACACAAGAAAAACTGCAACAAAATGAAGATTTAGCTGAATTAAGAGCTGCAACTTCTATTGCAAAACAACAGTTTTCTAATATGGGTAAGAAAATACAATAATTATTGTTAAATAATAAAAAAGGAGTATAAACATGGTTATGAAAATTACAAAATCACAAAAAAAGATTGGTAAAGTAATGAGAGAGTTCAAAAAAGGAGAACTTAACATTGGTCAATCTTCAAAAAAAGTAAAAAATCCTAAACAAGCTATCGCTATTGCTTTATCTGAAGCTGGAAAAAGCAGAAAACAAATGGCTGTAGGTGGATTAGCTAATTCAACAAGAACTTTTACAGCAGATTCAAAATCAAAAGAAGTAAATCATTCTAAATTTACAAATGCTGAAGGTTATTTAGTTGGTGGAATTGATATTGAAATGTCAAAACCAAATGAAACTCAAGTTCAAGAAGTTCAAGGTCAAGGAAGTATTCTTTCAGAAAAAAGAAGATCAGCTAAGTGGTATTAAACCATGATTCAAATGTTAGGAGCTGTTGCACCTCTTGCAAAAATCCTATTTAACACAATTGAAAAATCAGTTCCTGATAAAGATCTTCAAGAAAAATTAAAAGCACAATTACAAACTCAATTACTACAATCTAATACAGCAGAATTACAAGCTGCAGCAAAAATAGTTGAAGCTGAAGCAAAAGCTGGATGGTTTGCATCATCTTGGAGACCATTATTAATGTATGTATTGATATTTATCTTAGTTTGGAATTATGTTATAGGACCAGTTATAAAAGTATTCACAGGAGCAGTTATCTCCTTTGAATTACCTGGCGACGTTTGGACTTTATTAAACGTTGGACTAGGTGGTTATGTGGTAGGTCGTTCTGCTGAATCAGTTGCAAGAACTATGGCGAATAGACCTGTATCAAACAAAGAACAAGAAAATGGATAAGGAGATAAAATGAGAAACGATTACGGTATAAGACCAAGAGATAAAATGATGAAGGGGGGAAAGGCTATGGCAAAAAATAAAAAAATGAAAAAAGCGGATATGCTAACTGCTAAAATGTCTAAAGACAAAAAAGGCAGAGCAATGTCAAAAGGTAAAAGATAATGGCTGGTCTTGGAATACAAAAAAGAGGAACTGGTATTGCAAGAGTTGGTCTTGCTAAAGGTGGAAAAGCATTTCCAGATTTAAATAAAGATGGAAAAATTACCAGAGCTGATGTTTTAAAAGGAAGAAAAGTTCCTGGTTTTAAAAAAGGTGGTATGTCAAAAAAAGCGGATATGCTAACTGCTAAAATGTCTGAAAAGAAAAAAGGCAAAATGATGAAGGGTAAAAGATAATGGGTGAGTCTAAAAGACAAAAATTCATTGATCTTGCAAAAAGAGGTGGTGGAAGAAAAGATTTTGT